GTATCTATATCGTTTTGTAACCAACTCATTTGTAATTTTTCGTCTTTTCTTAATTTTGCAACTACTGCAATCAATTTATCAAAATATCCAATAATATTTTTAATATCATTATTTGTATCTAAACCACTTACCGGTTGTAATTTAATCAATCCGTATTGTCCTTGATATGCTTCAACCAATCCATCTACCAATCCACCAATAGTATTATAATAATTTCCTAATGCTAAATGTGCAGAAAATGAACCAACACCTTTAACTCCTACATGGAATGAATGTGTTTGTGTTCTACTATGTAATAATAATGAAGCTAATTGTTCCATTATTTCTTTTTGTTTTCTCTGATGCCTAATCTCTGTTTCATCACTTCTTCTGATAAATCTGCTATTTCAAAGTATCTACCTAATACATGACCCATATCTTCATAAAGTGCTTCCAATCTTTGTTGTTGTGATTGAGCTTCTACTGCTTCTTTTTCAAATGAAGTTTGTAATTTCTTTAACTCATTCATATTTCTTTTAATAGTCACTCTATCAAACCAGTCACCACCTTCTCTCAAAGTATATTCTTGTGCTGCATCTGCAATACCACCCAATGTTTCTGCTACTTGCATAATATCGGATTTTCTACTCATTCCTTCTCTATGCTGATTATATGTTGAAATGATTTCTAAGAAATGCTTTTTCAATTCAGTTGGAAGTTGTTGAAACTCTTCAGTTTCGTTTAATAAATCTTTTAAACGTATCATTATTTTTTATTTAAAATATCATTTTGTTTTATCTTCTGAATGTATCTCATTAATTCTGCTTTATCCATTCCCATAGCATCAATTACTCTAGCTAATACAAGAATTTCTTTTTTACGATTAAGGTTCATTCCCTTAATTTGATTTACCATTCTATCCAAATATCTTTCTACTGATTGAGGTAATGTTGTATCTAAATCATCAATTGATTCTTTAACATTAACTTGTTTTCCAGGTAGTAAATTTATTAATTTCATATTATTTAGTTTAATTCTATTATAATTTCTCTCATCAAATCTTGTGACTTGCACCACTTACCACATTCCTCTGCCATTTTTGCCCATTGTTTTGATTCTTGCAAAGGTGCCATAAATGCTCCATGTGTTGATGGGTTAGATACAAAATCCCAACCTACTAACTCGAAATCTTCTTGAACCATTACAGTACCATCTCTTAATTCTTTAACTGAACCCAATCCTCTGGATGAAATACCCAAACGGATGTTGTTCTTTAATAATTCTTTTAAGATATTTCCTGATGGTGTTGATAGAATTTCTACTACTCCACATACATCATCACCTTCCCAATAGATTTCTCTAATATTGTGAGATACATTCTTTAAGTTAATAACTGGAGAATCCGGATGGTCTAATTCACCCAATGCTCTACGTTCTTTAATAAGTTGTTCGTATTTTTTACATTCTCTTTGTAAGATTTCTTTTGGATATCTTCTATTATTTTGATTAGGTGCACCTGCTCTTTGTAGGATACCCTTAACCAAATAAGTTCCATTTTCTTCTTGTTGAAGTTTTGCTTCAAACAAATGGGTTTCTATTAATAATCCTTTATTCATCTTACTTTATATCTTTTTTTACTTTTTCTATTGCCCTATCAGTTATTGATTTATCTGCCCAAGACTTTAAAAATATAGTTTTTAATTGGTTTTCCAATTCTGTTTTATCTAAATCGCCAACATTTTTAGAAATTAAATTCTGAACATTTGGTAATTTAACTATTTTATCAGCCGTTGTATTATCAATTCCTTTTTTGGCTTCCACCATATCACTTACTTTATCTATAAAATTATCATCATTTGATAAAGTATTTAATATTTTTTCAACCGGTAATTTATAATCTTTTTTAGCCGTAAAGTATCTCATACCTTTATCAACTAAATCCATCATATAATAAAAAACAATTTTAGCAATAATAAATCCACCTAAAGCGGCGGCGATATCAATTGCTAAATTTTCATTTACCTTTTTTTTTTCACCGATTCGTTTTTAGCTCTCAATTTTGCTAAATCTGAACCTTCAATCTCACCATCACCATCAACATCAATTTTCTTTTGTCCTGCCGTTAGTTCTGCTTCGTTGTATCCTGTTAATCTACCTTCAGATTTTGCTTTGTAAGCAGTATCAACTGCATTAAAGAATTTTTTCTTACCATCATCACTCATAGAGTTGATATCTTTACCAGTCTTATCTAACATATGTTTAAACAATTGTTGATATTCGTGTTCTTCTTTTACTACTTGCTTAACAAGTTCTTTTAATTGAGATAGCTTCATTATTCTGAAATTTGTCTAATTTTTTGGTCTAATTTTAATAATCGTTCCTTTATAGTATAAATATGACTATTTGTTCTTTTCCAATAAGTTTTATTATTTACTCCACTTTCGTTCTTAATCTTACCATACCAATTAAGAAATCTTTCCATTTCTCTTAATTGTTTATTGATATTAGATATACCTCTACCGATTTTAGATTGTGCAGTGGATTCTTCATTTTTTAATTCTAACCAACGATTTTCTTTAACTACAGTATATCCCGTTAAATCTGCTTGTCTTTTACCTTTGGATTTTTCATCTTCACCTTTACCAAATGCAAATGGAGTCCCATATCCATCTACATTGCCAGTAACATTCATTTCATCAACTTTCAATTCAGCATCTTTGTATAATCCACTAACCTTTTGGTCTAATTCGTTTGCTAATGATTTTTTCTTATCGTTAAGTTGTTTAAGATGTTGGATATGTTGCTTTTCAGCAGGAGTACCTTTTGTTTGTTTATATAAATCTAAATGTTTTTGAATTTGGTCTAAAACTTCTGAATAATCTTTATATATCGTTTTAACTCCTCTAACTTCTTTAAGAATATATTCTTTAACATGGTCTGGTAAACCAGCATGCTTTGTTGATGCAAAATCTTTAGCATCTTTGTCAGACATTGAATCAGCTGCTTTTGAAACTTCTGCAGATGGATTTTCCATATCACCCTTTTGAGCTGAATGAACCATTCCCATAAATCTTTGTTGTGCTTTTGATTGTGCTGGCATTTCTAATTAGTTTATGAAAAAATACTAAATGAACCAGTTGAACAACTAATTTGTCGTGGATAACAAGGATATACTTGACCCACAGTCATATGTGAACCAATCAATGTTCCACCACCTTCCATTACAATTCCTCCCAAAGTTGCAGTGTGGTCTTTCATAACACCCCAAGCTTTTCCGGATACCGAACCAGTTACACTCGATGATGTAAATGTTTCTACTTTATAAATTCTATAATTTGACATTTTTTATTTTTTTAACGATTGTTTTAATTCATTTAATAATTCGTAAGTCATCATCATTGCTGATAAATGTTGTTCTTTAATTTTCTTAACACTTTTTATTTTTCTAATATTAACTATTGTTTCTGCTAATTTTATTTTTGTAACTTTGTCAGAAATTTTAGAACCAACTTCTTTTAACCCTTCTACTAATTTAGTTACTTCGGTTGAAACATATTCACTTAATTTACCCGTATTGTTGATATTATTGATATATTCTTTCAATAATCCTTTTTGTTCGGTTGTAAGATTATTATATTTTTTATTAAATGATTCAACTAATAATTTATAAGAAACTGCTCTTAAATCACCATCTTGCTTTCTATATTCTTCTAAAACTGCATCTTTTATTTTTATATCTTTGTTTTGAATAGAAGAGTTGATAATATTTTCCGCAATTGTAAAACGAGATGATACGATATCCGTTGGGTCGTATTGTTCATCCGTCACCACCGTTTCAAATATCTTATAGATAGATGCTAATGTTTTATAATTTGAAATAGATGATTTAATAAATTCATCTAAATTATAAGTTTCTTTAATCTCTTTAATAAGATTATATTTTTCTTTTGTAAGTTTTTTCTCATCTAATCTTTTACGAGCTTCTAAAATTGTATTAATAAATTGTTCTGCTTTTGATTCAGAATTATATCTTTCATTAATAAGATACTGATACAATTTTAATTCTTTTGATAATTCTTTTTTACCATTGAAATGCTCTTTCAAAATCTTTTCTGCTACTGATTTATCATTTGACATAATCTCTGAAGTGATTTGTCTTACCAATAATTCAAATATAAATCCAGTATTTTTAAACTTTGAATGTTTTATTTTTTTCATCAATTTGTATAATTTGTCAGATATAAATATATTTTTCTATAAGAATACTACTCTTTTGTTAAATCTTCTGTCAAAATAGTTTTTTTATTACCATTCATATCTTTAAATATTTCAAAATATGAGCTCTTTCTTGGTTTATAAGGGACAGAACCTTCTTTTTGTTTAAGAGTTTTTATTCCGAAAGGGTCTCTTCCTTCTGGGTGGTCATCTTTACCATATCTAACGGGGTCTTTTGGTCTACCAACTTGCCCTTCTTCGTCTAATTCGGTATTTAATCGATTTAATTCTTCTTCTACATTTGTTGGTCCTCCATCAGTTCCCGTAGGTTTTGCAGGGTCTACACCTTGCGTTTCAATAGATGTTAATCTGAACATTTGTTTTGTATCTTCTAATACAGCCAAAGTTAATTCATCTTGCTCATCTTTAGCCATTTTCATAACTGAATCATACATCCATTCTTTAGAGAACATCTTTGTTTGTTGCATTTGTTGAATTAGGGCTACTTTAGAAGTAAATAATTCAACTTGCTCTTGTTCGTAAATTTTAGATGGAGTAGTTAATTCCAATGTAAAGTTAGTCAATCTATCATCATCTATACCTTGTGCATATAAGTGAACAATTGCAATTTTAGTTAATTCGGATATTAAAACTTTTTGAACTCTTTCAATAGTTTTAGCAAAACGAATATCCATAGCTGCAAGAGTTGCTTTACCATTGGTATCTTCTTCGTATCCTAAAAATGCTTTTGGAATTTTCAATGCTGCCATTAACTTACCTTTTAAGTAGTTAATATCATCAATCATATTATATTCTAAACCTTTTAGTGTATCGATGGATGTACCATTATCACTACCACGAACTGGCATATAATAATCTTCAATAAGATTTTGTACGTTATATTTTAAGTTATACTCACCGGTTCTTTCATCAACGAATGGAACTTTCTTCGATGCGTTGATAATTTTTTGCATGTAGTTATCCACTTCATTTGGTGGAATATTACCAACATCCACTTTAAAGATTCTCTTTTCAGGAGCTCTCATTACTCTATGGATTAACATTGCATCTTCCATCAATTGTAATTGCTTCCAAACTCTTCTACCACCTTCAACCATAGATTTTCCGTAAGGTAAAAAGTTTGCATCACCATTTAAACGAAAATGTGCTATTTCATAATTCTCATATTCTTTTTTAGCTGATTGACCAGAATACATACTATTTGGATTCTGATATGGTGCATATATAAATTTAACTCGTTGTGGGTTTGTTTCATCAAATCCTTCAACTCTACTCATTTCATAAGTAGACATTGGCATAACGTTTATAATACCCAAATTTTCAGCCATTTCTAATTGTAAATAGAAATCACCATACTTAACCAAATTTCTTGTCCAAGGCCATAAGTTAAATTCAATATTAAGAATATCATAGAATAAATTTTCTAAAATCTGCTTAATATTATCATCTTCATGATGAATTTTTAAAATATTACCATGCTCATTTTTTGCAGTACACTCATCTGCGTAAATATCCAACGCTGATGATAAAATCGGGTCCATATCCATTGAATCGTAATCTCTAAACAAGTCAATTCTAACTTGTTGATACGCCATTGCGGATTCCAATCCTCCTAATCCAGCTCCATAGTTTGTCACCTTTAGACGTGAATAACGGTCTATAAGGTTTGTTGTCATATTCTGATATTCATCAGTATCTACGACTTTAATTCCTTTAGACGTTTGCCTAACTATGGTGTTTGTTGAAAATAATTTTTGTAACCTACCGAATATTGTTTTATCTGCCATTTTATAATTTATATTAATTTATAAAGATAAGTAAAATTTTTGATGTTTCCAAATTTTACCACTTTCTACATGACCAATATCTTGCTTTGTGTCTTGGTCCAGGTTGGTCGCAATTATGTCTTGCTCTAAATGATTTTCTAGCAGCAGGGTTGGATTTTCGTATTCTCATTGTTTTTTCACCTTTAGATGCTGCAGATGAACCACCATGTCCAAAGTTTACTTTAACAACATTTCCTGCTGGATTTTTTACATAAACTTTAAATTTCTTAACATCCCCTGCCATTGGTTTACCCAATTTTACCTCTCTACCTTGATATTCAGCTTCTCTCAAACATTGAC